AGCAGCAGTTGGACAATTTGCAGCGGCAGACCCAAAGACATTTACAGATCCTGTTAATGAATTTGTATCTGACATGGCAGCAATTACATCAACACCAGTACATTACTTCTCAAGCACACAGTATTTGCCATCAGGTCAAGCATTGCGTGTAGCAGAAGCACCACTATTTAAGAAAGTATTAAATCGTCAATTAGCTTTAGGCTCAACTTGGAGAGATTTATTTAAGTTCATGCTTAGAATTGAAGGAATTAATGCTGAAGTAGAAATTGATTGGAAGTCACCAGAGTCAATTGATTCTCTTGACCAATGGGATATCGCAGTTCGTAAAAGATCTGTTGGTTTGCCAGTAAAACAAATTCTATTGGAGCTTGGATATGATCCAGAGATGGCACAACTTATTGAAGATGCATCTGGAGCACAACAAGAAGTAGCTTTGCCAGGAACTGGCTTAAATACAAACAATTTAGCGCTGCAGCAAGCAGCAGCTGAGGAAACAAACCTAGGAGAATAAAATGGAAGAGCAGAACGAAGTAGAAGGTACATCTACCGAAATTCGTGATCCACAGGCCGTACTTTCAGCCTTGGAAAAGGCGAAAGCGGAAGCTAAGAAGACCCGTCTTGAAAAAGAGGAGTTGGAAAAGCAATTAGCAGAACTAACAAACAAAACATCTTTGGCCCAGGCTAGATTGATGGATGAGAAGATTCTCAAAAGTCTATCTAGCTTAGGGATTCCAAATGGATCTAAATTGATGAAATATCTCAAGACAGACCAATTGCAATTAACAGATGATTTTGAGGTTGCTGGATTAGAAGATCAAATTGAGACTCTAAAATCAGATTTCCCAGAATTATTTGACCCAAAAATAATTGTAGGTGGCAAAGCAGATACCGCAATGTCTAAACCAGTAGATGTTGTGCTAACTGCAAGCGATTTACAAGCAAAAGCAGTACTAAGATAACATAAATTGAGGTATAATTGTCTTATGCAACTCCAGATGGACATTTGGATTGCGATTAATATATTCGGACGATTATATGTTCAAAATTCAAATTAACTAATAAAAGGAGAAATAACATGGCCGCAGGTCGTACAGATCTCACCGAAAATAATGGTTATATTCCAGAGGAAAAGGGATCCGTTGCTATTCAAGCAACTCTCGTTAACTCTGTTGTAGAATCATTTGCTCGTCGTGAGAATATGGCTTCTCGCACAAAGGGTGTTCCACGTTTCGTATCAGATGCTCCAAGCATCGTTGCTGAAGGCGTAGACATTCCTAACTCAGACACAACTCTAGATGAAGTTGTTCTGACAGCGAAGAAGTATGCACAAATTTTCAACATCTCAGAGGAAGATATCAATGATTCATTGGTAGACACTCTAAACACATACAAGAGAGAGTGGGCTTCACAATGGGCTCGTAAGTATGATAACGCTTGCCTTGCAGTAAATGCAGCAGCAGACGGAGATGACGGACAACCGTTTACATCTCTATATCGTGCAGTTTACACAAACCCAGTTGGAACTTCACAAATCATTCAGACAGGTGGAGCAGTTTCATTCCAGGACATTTCAAATGCTCTAGGATTTGCTGAGTCAAGCAAGTATTTCGATGCTGCTAACACAGTAATTATCGCACACCCAAAGATGCTTGCAGAAATTCGTAACATGGAAACAACAGGTGGAAACCTTGTTCTTCCAGATCCACTAGGTGCACGTCCAGGATCATTATTTGGATATCCACTAGTAGTATCATACGGAGCAGCTCTATCAGCCGCAGCAACAGCAGCACCAACAGGTAACCCACTTCTAATCGTTGGTAACCGCAACATGATGATCAATGGTGTTCGTGGTGGCGTAGAGTCAGCAATCTCTCGTGATGCAGACTTTTCTAAGGATGGTGTCTTGCTCAAGACTCGTGTTCGTCGTGGTTTTGCTATTGCAGAAGCCAGCGCATTCGCAATCGTTGAGAAGACAGCATAAGGGGGAATAGAACATGCCAAGTAAACTATACGGTAATTTCCTCGTAAAAGCTCTTAACAAGGAAGTAGATTGGGATACAGATACCATCAAGGTAGCTCTAACCACTTCTTCATACACACCAAACCAGGATACTCATGACTACTTCAATGACGTAACAAACGAAGTATCAGGAACTGGTTACACAGCAGGTGGAAACACTCTAGCATCAAAGACAATCACATATGATGACGCTAATAACGTAATCATCTTGGATGCAGCTGACACTACTTGGGCATCTTCAACCATAACAGCACGTTATGCAGTTGTTTATGCATCAACAGGTACAGCATCAACATCACCATTGATTGGATACGTGGACTTCGGTTCAGACCAATCTTCAACTAACGGTAACTTCACAATCACCTGGGACGCAACAGGTATTGTAAGAGTTACAGTAGCTTAAGGCTTATAAGCTACTATGGACGTAAGGGTAGAAGCGAGACCACTAGCAGCAGCCGCTGTATCTGTGGAGGCAAAGACAATTGTTGAGATAATCTCCAATTGTGTAATTCTCTCACCAGTTGTTTCTCGCTTCTCCCTTGCTCCAGTAATTTCAGTAGGCGGAAATAGTATTTCATCAATAACACCAGAATCTTACAGAATTGGAGTAAAGGCTGCGGTGTAATACCAGCAGCCTATTTTTATGCCCGTTTATACCACTTATGGAAGCTTAGTAGGAAGCTTTAGTCCATCATACTACTTTAAATTAGACAATGCTTCATGGCCAGTAGTGCAAGATGGATCAACAGCTATAACTCTTGCACAGGGTGGTAGTTTTGCAAACTTTACAGCAAACCAAACTGGTATTGTAAATAAATGCGTATCTTCAGGAAACACAACTAACTATTCATATTTTAATACATCAGAGTCATCATCAGTATTTACTACAGCCTACACATTTGCAGGCTGGGTTAAGTTTAATGGAAATAACAACGGAACATTAGTTGGCCTTAACAACGGTCAAACAGGAAGCAACCTAAGACAATTTAAGATTTATGCACAATATATAAATGGAAATATTCTATTAGGATATGACTACAGAGTAGGAACAACTACAACAAACGTTGAAAAAACAACATCAGCTACTACTGGCGTTTGGTATCACGTAGCAATTACAGTTCCTTCTACAGGAAGCACAACATTTTATGTAAATGGATCATCTATTGGAACAGACTCTGGACTTCCATTAATATCTACAGATTTTAACAATTTAACAAAGGGATGGATTGGTACTCCATCAACTGGAAACCAAGACGGATTCTCTAATGGTTATGTTGATGAAATTGCAGTATTTCCATCAGCATTATCAGCACAAGATGTATCTGATTTACATGTATGGCCAAAGTCTGCATATCCAGTAGCTGCACCAGCAACTGCATCAGCGCTAGCTGTACAGCCTGCTTTAAGCCTTGGTATTAATCTTGCAGTAGATCCTGCAACAGCATCTGCATTATCTGGTGACCACAGAGTATCTAACTTTAACTATACAAAGAGATTAAGCAGATATTTAACAGACACATTAAATGTGGCTAACTACTTTAAATTTGATGAGCCAACAATTCAAAACTATGGAAGCGCTGGCGATACAGAATGGCATATAACTGGCAATTACGCCCTTGCTACGGACAATGAAGATCTTGGCCCAGGTAATGAACCTTATGGTCGTTTTGATGCATTAAGCACAGCAATTTCTGTTCCTAGAGCAACAGAACCATTATGGAATGAAGATATTGAAAATAATAATTTTGCCCTTGGTCTTTGGATAAATATTGGTAGCGATACAGGAACATTCTTTGAAGCAATTAGACAAAGCGATATGACTGCAAATATTGAACTTGGTTTAAATGCTAGCGGTTATGTTTTTGGAAAAATAGTAACAAGTACAGGCACAACCACATTAACTGGTAGTACTGATTTAAGAGACGGTTTATGGCATTTAGTTGGACTTTCATATAATGGCTCTACAATGAAGCTATATCATGACGATAGCGTTACTGCATCAGGAAGTTTGACTGGTTCAATACAAGCAATTGACCGTGTTAATATGCTTGTAGGATTTACAACTCCTTATAACGTAAAGATTTCTACTATGTTTGTAGATTCAACAACAGTTATTGGTGAATCAGAATTTGATGAAATTCATACAAGAGGATCTCAATTTATTACTGGTCATGCTATTTTCCCAGAACCAAAGGTTAAGATTAGTACATCTCTATATGATTACTTAGATACATTAACTACTCAGTCATATATTAAATTTGATGGAACTGGTGCTCCTATTGATTTTGGTAATGCCACAACAGTTACTTGGTCATTAAATGGATCTGCAGGAGACATTACTCCAAGTCAATTATCAGAAAACGTATTTGCATATAAATTTGTAGATAAAGAATCATTCTATGAAGCAAACGCTTTCGGTAATTATGGCACGGATAAAATGACTGCCTTTGCTTTGTTTAAAGTTAACCCATCATTAATGAATGATGGTGGCACTGGAGTATATGGATCAAAAAATGCTATTTGGTCCCCTCCTAGCTTTGGTACAGGCGGATTAGTAATTGGTTGCGATGATACATCATACTTTGCTTATATAGCAAATTCAGATTATTCTGCAGAAACATTCCTTAATTCAGCTAACAATACATTAGATTCTAATTATCACTTAGTTGTTGCCGTAAAAGATGGAACAAGTTTTAAATTATATCTAGATGGCAAAGAAGTAGCCTCAGATACTCTTGATTCTTCAATTGTACTTGCATCTGATCCAGGATATGGATTCGTAGGCGGTAATGAAGTTACTTGGTTCTTCCAAGATAATACACCTACAGAAAAGTATATTGATGTTGTTGGAGCTACTGCAACAGCATTTACAGCACAAGAAGTATTTAATCTTTATAGATTAGCCCTGCCAGTTGATGACATGACAGCATCAGCTACATTTTCAACACCAGTAGGATTAGCAGGATTTGGCCCAACTATTAATGCCGCACCTGCTACTGCATCTGCATTGGCTGTAGATCCTACACAGCAAGATACTGTAGCTCCTACAATTGCCCCAATGACAGCATTCATAACAACTGTCACACCTAACTTTGCAACAACAGCAAACGTAACATTAGGTGATGGATATTTTGCAGCTTCAGCATTAATGCCTACACCACAAACACAAATTGGTGATGAGCATGGCGCTGCTATATTTATAGCAACTGCTGAGTTCCCAATGCCACAAATATTTATTCCAGGATTCTATAATGCTAGCCCATCAATTGCTACAGCATTATTTGTAGATCCTGCGCTTGCAAGCACATTAGGTGCTCGTGTCTTGGCACAGCCAATGACAGCAAGAGCATTTAGCGTAACCCCACCAGCCTACCTATCATTGTTTGATGACAGATGGTTTAACAGACTATATGCACAACACAGAGATAATCCAGTTGTGCCAACAAAAACATTCCTACATTGGTTTACAGATACATCTGGCGCAGTTGGTGGAACATTAACAAATAACGGTGCCAGCGGAGTAAACAACGCTACTATTGTTGGCTCAAATGCTACTGGAAGATCATTCTCAGTTGGATATAACGATAATCAGGATAGAAAAGCAGTACGCCTAGAAAACATTGGCTTCTCATATAGCACCTCAACAACTCCTGGAACAAATGACCGTGGTTACACATTAGAAATGATGATTAAAACTAGCAAGGCTACACAGGCTCTTGGTACAGGCGGATGGTTATCAGATTCAGGAAGCCAGAGCAGAGAATCACAAATTGGTCTTGTAAACGGTAAGCTTTACATAATGGAAGCATTTAATCGCCTTGGTGATCAAAGCGTATTAGCTCCTAAGAATTTTAGCAAGATTGCAGCTGAAGGAAGATCTCCAAGAATAATCCAGGCTACAAAGACAAATATTGCAGACGGACAATGGCATCATGTTATTGTTCAGCAAGGCTTTGATGGTCGTACACAGTTCTGGATTAACGGAGTACTAGAACTTCAGACATATGAAGCTGGATACGCAATTATTAATGTATTTGGATATAACTCAGCAGACACAACATTGTCATCTGATTTCTATATCTCAGCATATGGACTTAACCCACAAATATTCCTACCGCTTACTGATGTAAATCTTAATTACATAGCAGCATCAAATAGCATTCCTATCTCTGTTGAACCTATGACAGCAAATGCTGTAGCTGGTGATGAGACAAAGGCGGCAGGTAACCGTGGACGTGCTCTTATGCTTTACTTCTGGTCAACACTTGGCTTTGGTAATAATGGACACGTAAGACAACCAGAGACTGGTCTCAGCGTATTGCCATTAAGATACACACCATTTGATCAAGGACTTGGTGGAGAATTTGACCAAGAGACATGGTTCCCATTTGATACATGGGGTACAACTACAAAATATGCTGACTGGGATGTATTCCCAGTAGATGTACAAGGACTTTACCCAAGCCAGGCTGTAAAACGATCTTCATATGACAACATCCGTATAGTACAAAATAACGGCGGAGTTACTGGTGGAAACTGGAATTATGAAATCTCTGATGGCTTTAAGGATGAAATTGATAACCGTAGATATATTGATTTAGTTAATGATATAAATCTAGAAGAATATGATGCTATATTCTTTAGAAACTATCCAGATGATGGCATAGAAAAAGATGAATATACACGTACAGAGTCTGTAGACGAATACTTTGGCATTCGTGAAACTACATTGTTTGAGAACTTCCTAAAGGGCCTACGTGCTGCCGTTGATACAGGAATCTCATTGTTTATTACAAACCCACAACTTGCGGTAGATCTAAAGATTATTGACCGTGTAGAAGTTGTAGAACAATTAAATGAAGTAAGAGCAGGAACAGTTGCTTCTGATCCATACTCTCCTACAAGAATATTAAATAGCCAAATTTATCCAGTTAACACAGGGGCACCATTTGAGAATAATCTAAGATGGTATGACAACTTTAGAAACAATAGACACCGTGTTGTTAATGTTATTTCTGGCTTAACTGATGATCCTTCCTACATTTGGAAAGAATCATTATACTGGTCAGACGATGCAATTATCACAGGCTTTGATGCCTTTGATAGATATTGGAATGCTTACCAAGAAAGACCTATTGGTCTACAGATAGGCGATGAATTTATTTTTACTGCTGAGGATACTAATAATAGACTCCAAGCAGTACCGTTTGAAAATGTAAAGGCTGGAAAGATAGTCACAGCATTTGCATCACAGATACGTAAAGGTACATCATTAGTTGCTAACCCATATGCAAATTATGCAACAACAATTGCTGTGTCCCCAGGAGAAGTCTTGGATGGCACACAGGTTGGCGGAAAGATATTTGTATCCTTTACAGAGTCTTTGAAGTCATCAAATATGTTTACCCCACGCTCATACTCAGCAGTTGAATTAAAGTCTGACTACTGGATTAATAAGGCATACGCTGACGGATCCATTACTTTGCAGACAAAGAATGAGCTTATTGCAGATCAAAATAACATTGATAGAAAGCTTGCAGCAGGCACAATTACTCAGGCTCAATATGATGAACAGGTTTATTACCAGCAACATGGTGCAAACATCGTTGGTGCTCTAAATAACTATGGAGATGTTCAGGCAGATGTAATTGGTGGTCTAGATGAATTATTGCCAGCTGGTAGAGGCAAGGCATCTAAGACAAGAAGAAACGTAAGAATCTCATCAACTGGTAGCCAGTTTAATGTTACTTATGGAACTGGATTGCCAAGCTTTACTTTGCAGACAGCAAGCGTATACCAAGAAGCCCCAATTTATACTCCAAATATAAATGACCGTGGATTTGTCTGGTTATCTGACAGAGCATTCCTAGATGGAACTGTAGTTAGACCTCTAGTTGCCACCGCAACTGTAGAATCACCAACTGCTGTATTCGTAACACAAAAGGACAGAACAGTAGTTGTACAGGCAATGCTTGCTACATCTCATCTAAACTCAGCATCAGGATTAACACCAGCAGATTTTAATGTAACAGCGCTACCAATGGCTGCCACTGGTATAATAAATGAGTTCGTAAGAAGAATTAATGCAGATCCAATGACGGCATCAGCATTACTAGCAACAAATATAAAAACATCTACAGTTGTCATGGATGAGGTAATAGTTTATCTATATCACGTCGATCCAATTGTATACTTAAGAGAGGATATAATTAAATGATTAGTCAATATTGGTTAGATCAGATTCCTGCTAGACCTCTATCTATTCAAGTAAAAGACCAGAACGGAAACAATTTAAACCTCTCTGGTTATACTGAGATTAGTGTGGTTATGTTAGGAAGCAATAACGAAGAAATAAATATTACTGGCGCTGTTGTAGATACATCAGAAAAGTCAGTAGGCAAAGTCATCTTTAGGTGGCCAACAGACCGCACCATATTTGAATATGCTGGAGACTATGTTTTACAGCTTAAATTAAGCGGGACAGGAAAGTTAGATTACACATCAACACACACAATTAGAGTACGTGAGTTAGGAAGGACTAGATAATGTTTAGCACAGAAAATAGCGTAAAAGAATATACAGGCTATGATGTAACTCTTCCTCTTATTAAAAGAGCACAGGCTGTTATAGAAATATTTATTGGGGTAGATGAGATTGATATAGAAGATCCATCAGATCTATTACTACTTGATAAAATTACTTCATATCAGGCTGCATATATGCTTGAAAATGAAGACATTGTATTTAAACAAGCAGCAGTTACAAGTCAAGGACAAACTGATGCAGCTATAAGTTTTGATGTAAGAATGTCAGCCCCATTCATAGCACCATTAGCTGTAATGGCTTGTAGAGGTCTTACATTTAATCGTTCAAAAAGCTTTAAAACAGGCAAGATATTTCAACTACCTGCAAGAGTGGATTGGAAAAAACTTTAATATGTTATTTAATACTTACCAGCCCTATCATTATCTTGTAGATTATTATTCTTATGAATCAATAACATCTGCAGACGGAACAGTTACTAGTAGAAATTATTTAACCGTACCAGTTACGGTTGCAGTAGGTATAAGTACATCTTTTATTGGAGATTTAGTAATTCTTTCAAATGCAAAAATGCAAAAAGACGGACTTCTTAAAAATTTAAGAGATAGAAATAACGATGAAGTTTATCCTGACGGAATTTGGCAAATTAGTCAAAATCAACCTATTTTAAATGCTTTAGGTATTGCTGAAGGATTTAAATATAAAGCAAAAATAGTTGGTGGTAATGTTTAATGGGAGTTAGATCTATTATTTTTAGAGGTATTTATTCTATTGGTTCTAAAAGAGGTAGATATGATAGAGGAGATACTTTTGATTTTAACCAACTTCAATTATTGTCTGGTAATGGTAATGGTTTATTTTATGAAGATATTTGGGAAGAACTATATACAGAAATTATTGAAGCTCAACAAGATAAAGCTGGGAATGCTGGGCAAGCAACATTGCTAGGTCCAGATTATTTTCAAAATGCTGCTAAAGATTATTGTAAAACAAGCGCAAAAGATTATGATCCAGCCGCATTTGTTACTTCTGTAAGGATTGATTTAGGTGATGATTATTATAATGCTATTAGTCTTATTATAGATGAATGCGCTGAAGAACTTATTGAAGCATGGGATAGATCTACATCAAATGATGGTGTAGGTGAAAAATTATTTGGTGGTAGCAATACAGTCTATGGAAATTTTTCAAACGCTATGGCAATTTATTCAGCAAGAGCTGCTGGAAGATATGGAGCAAAATGGAGAAGTACTGCAGCGGCAAATGCAAGATCTGCTGCAGCAGCAAGAAAATTTTTAGCTGCAAACCCTAAAGGTACATCTAGAACAACTCGTGCTACTCCATTTGCAGCAAAAACTTACGCACAAAGAAATGCTGCAAGTAGGGCGACGGCAACTAAATTCTTGAAGGCTAATCCAAAGGGAACAAAGAGGATTTTCTAATGACAGCCCCAGAAGTAATAACCTTAATAGTCAGCATCCTAGCCCTTTTGGCGGGGTTAGAAATGAGAGTCAGAGCCCTAGTAAAGACCTATCTAATAGAACTTAAGCCTAATCATGGCTCATCAATCAAGGACCAAATATCTAGACTTGAGGCAAATCAAGCCATAATTATGGACCATTTAAAGTCTAAATAGATGTTGACATACTAAATATAGTATTATATAATACGTATATCTACCTAGAAAGGGGATATACATGGACTATATGTCTTACATAAGAGCAATCCGTTCTTCAGATTTATCAGCTTCAGAGAAGCTTACTGCCATAATGATAGCATCTCATTATGATTTTACCAAGGGTGATCCTGCTTGGCCCTCCAATAAAACATTGGCAAAAGAAACAGGATTATCTATCAGAACAATTGTAAGGGCTAAAGGGGTATTGTCAGACAGACAGTACCTAGTGTCACGTAGACAATACAATAACGTCACCATGTACACACCTTGTGTCCCTGTGACTATACCCTATAGCCATAATGGCCAACTAAATACACATATAAATACACATATAAATACAAACATAAATACACATAGAAATAACAAAGTTTCTAACGAAACTTTAGATACTTCTATTTCTAATACAAAGGTAAATATCCTTGATACAAATACTAGTGGCATTTCCTTTGATATAGATACAGAGCGAAGCTCCCCCGCCGATATCAAAAAGGCCAGCGATCTAATAGATTGGTTTGGATAATGGAAGCAGACATTTATTATTGCACAAATTGCGATAAGTATATTAGAACAAACAAACTTTGCCCAGAATGTGGCAATGCAGGAGATAGATTAGGATGGTTACACAGCAATGAAGAAATGTAGTTATTGTAGATTAATGAAACATTATACAGATTTTAATACATCAAATAGAGGTGATGGCTTTCAGTCGATCTGTAAGCCTTGTGGACGTGCCTATTACAAGGCCTACAATGCCGCTAGGAGAGCCGCAAAAGCTAAGGTGGTAGTTCAGAGTAAGGTCTGCCTAGATTGTAGCCTAGAAAAGCCTATAAGCCAGTTTGGGACTAAGAACAATACTCTTGATAAAAAGCAGATCTATTGCAAGCCTTGCTGGAGAAAGCGTTGTTATGTAGCTCAGAAAAGGTATGTAAATGGGCGCTAAACGAGGTGTATATAAAAGAAAGCCAATAGAAACACGGGGGAAGACTCAAAGAGAACCTGCCCTCTATAATGCCTTCTGGAAACAATATACATTAGATGATGTAATGCATTTGTCACAAGAAGAGTTAGATAAACTAATTAGTGATTGGCTAGATAATTATGCAGAAAGACAAATAAAGCGTCTAGGAAATAGTTGGAATTTTCCAGATCAAGCAGTTCGTATGAAAACAATACGAAAGGTTGCTGAAAAGCACAGAGGTCAGAAATTTAACGGAAGTTTAAAAGATAAGGGACTTGACAAGAACAAGGAGTTTTATATATAATTACATTACTAGATTATCTTGATTCCCTATTCTAGATCTAGTTAGGTTCATTACCCCTTTCTATAGGTGACCTACTTAAACCCCAGTGTCTTGCCATGCTGGGGTTTAACTTTTGTAGTATACTTAATGCATAGTGATAGGATGTAACAACTAGTGGATATAAGAGATTCTATGTCAGATTCAGGCGGGAGATACAAGTTATTCCCTTATGCCAAAGACCTATGGTACAGACCAGATATAGAGGTTATAGGCATGACTCTTGAGATATATGATGAAAGCAAAACCTATCAATATAGCTTTGCATTTGAAGTAGATGATAAATTAGAGCGTTTCCTGAGCGTTTTGGAGGAAATCTAATGGCCAAGATCATAGATATAAACAAACACGGTATCAGAAGAGAGATAGATCACCAATATAAACCTAAGAAAAAAGGCGGAAAGAAGAAAGATAGAAGCAGTACTAAAGAAGTAAGTAAAGAAACACAAGAAGAAGTAAGGTCAATATAGGGTATATGTTGATATATGTATAGGAACCCCCACAGATATGTGCGGCATAATGTAAATATATCAATTTGTCGACATATCGACATATATATATCTCAATATATGGACATATAAGCGTCTCAATATATGAGACAGAAGGAGAATATAATGCCATATCCAAAATATACGGATGAGCAGATAACAGAATTTATAGAACAAGCGGCGGAAATGGGAATAGGTCCAGCAATGAGACATTTAGGATATCCCGCCTCATATCATACAGCTAAGAAGTTCCATTTGCAGAGAAATGTAGAAATGCCTACAGCTAATACATTAGCAGTTATGTCTAAACAATTAGACATTTTCTATACAGATAAAGAGAAAGTATTGGCGGCACAGGCAGTATTAGATAGATCTATAGAATCCTTGTATCAAGATAACCTAACATCAGATGATATAAACAAATTGTCTAATGCTGTACATAAGGCTATACAGACTATTAACTTAATTGAAGGTAAATCTACTAATATATCAGAGAATAGATCTAAAGATGGCTCAGATCTAGCAATCATAGATATGCTTAATGAAGCCAAGATGAGATCTGAATCTATTAAACATTCATTAGACCACCCGAAAGTAGATAAAAATTAATTTTAATATTTTTGCTACTACAAAGAAATTTGGACAGTAAACATGTATAATATGTCAACATTAATGAATAACATTAATCCAGAACTATTTACTATATCGGAAGGGCGTAGGGAGCTTACTAAATATGACCCCATGCTCTTTGCTTTGACCTACCTACCTCACCATTTAAAAAATTCTGAAAATGATTTAACACTTTCTGAATTTCATTGGGATTTAGCTGAATATGGCAAGACATGGATCAATAAGCCAACATCTCCTAAGCAACATAGAGATGCATTTATTGCACCTAGAGAATGTGGCAAGTCTACCTGGATATTCTTGATTCTACCTATGTGGGCCGCCGCCCATGGTCATATTAAGTTTGTGGCTGCATTTTCTGATGCTGCATCTCAGGCTGAGACTCACTTACTAACATTTAAAAATGAATTGGAGACAAATGAATATCTCAAGGCAGATTACCCTGAATTATGCACACCTAAAATTGTCGGTAGCACTGGGCGTAGCTTGGCGGCAAATGCTTGGCGTATTATTCAAGCAAATGATTTTATCTTTGACGCTAATGGTATTGATACTAACTCTTTGGGTAAGAAAGTATTTGGTCAACGCCCTGATCTCATTATTCTTGACGATATTGAGAAGGGTGAAAAGAATTACTCCGAATATCAAGCAGGTCAACAGCGTAGAACAGTATTTGATGACATTGCTCCTATGAATATATATGCCCGTATGATTATTGTGGGTACAACTACTATGCCTAACTCTATGATGGATGAATTTAGAAAATATGCAGAAGGAGATAGAGATCAGTCTCTAGAATGGATTTCAGACCAGAATGTAAAGGTCCACTACTATCCAGCTATCATGACCGCTGAAAGTGGCTTAGAACGCTCTGTATGGCCTGAGAAATGGTCTCTAGAGTGGCTTCAAAGCCAAAGACACCTACGGGACTTTGCCAAGAACTATATGAACAAGCCAGTTAACCTTGATGGTAATTTCTGGACATATGAAGATGTAATTATTGGGGAGGGTGAATATGGAAATACAATTATTTCTATTGACCCCGCAGTAACAAAGAATAAGATTTCTGACTATACAGGTATTGCTGTATTGAGCAGAGGTGAAGATGACAATGTTTATGTAAGAGAGGCTATTCAGCTGAAAGTCTCTCCTTCTGAATTGTCGACAAAAGTAGCACAACTGGTAGATTTATATGAGCCAGGTGTTATTTATGTAGAAACAAACCAAGGTGGGGATCTTTGGAAGGATGTATTCAAAGATATTCCTGTAAAATATAGATCAATACGACAATCTGTATCAAAACAAATTCGTGCTGGTAAAGCATTGAATTATTATCAGCAGGGAAAAATTAGACATACCGCACACTTCCCAGCGCTAGAAGAACAGATGTGGTCCTTTCCAAAGGTAAGCCACGATGACGTTCTTGATGCGGTTGTTTCAGGTATCTTATACTTCTTGGAGAACAAAGCTCCAAAGGTACTTGTTAAGCAGTTAAATTACTTAAGGAGATAAAATGACAGATATTAAGAAGGCTATTGATAAAATCATAGCCAATAGAGAAAGATATCAGGTCGCTGAGGCATATTATGAAGGAATCAATGATGAAGTCTTTCAAAATCAGCGCTGGTATAGATTATTTAGATACGAAAAGAACAGATTTAACTCATTTACGCCATTTCGCTTTAATTTTAGCAAAACAGTAGTAGATGCAGTATTAAATAGATTAGAGGTTGAACAAGTTGAGACAACAAGCCCACAAGGTAATGAATTTATCAACACAGTCTTTGATCAAACAGATATAAAGCTAGATATGAACGAAATACATAAGAATGTACTTGTTTATGGCGATGCTTATGCAATTATTTGGCCAGATATGCAAGGACAACTAGCAATTGATTACAATTCACCGCTAAACACAGTTGTAATTTATGATGAAGAGAATCCTCGTATTAAGTCATTTGCAGCAAAGCTATGGCAGATTACAGATGAATTAGATCGTAAAGTAATTCGTCTAAACATGTATTATGCTGACAGAATTGAAAAATATGAAGGATTGGGCGATTTAGAGTTTATGAATGGCGTTCCAAACCTTTCTTTGATGGAAACAGTTGTAAACCCATGGGGAGAATGCCCAGTATTCCATTTCCGCACAAGCAAGCCATTTGGAAGACCAGAACATGCTGATGCATTTGGTCCACAAGATGCAATTAACAAATTAATCTCAACTCACATGTATACAGTTGATTATCAGGGTGCTCCACAGCGTTATGCCCTTTCAAATGGCGGAAATTCAAATGAATTTACTGATTTTTCAGAAGATGATACAGCAAGAGAAAATCTTGGATCATTGCAGAATGGCCCAGGACAACTTTGGTATCTACAAGGTGTAGCAGCAGTTGGACAATTTGCAGCGGCAGACCCAAAGACATTTACAGATCCTGTTAATGAATTTGTATCTGACATGGCAGCAATTACATCAACACCAGTACATTACTTCTCAAG